TTCTGGGACGAGGACATTAACAAGGCACAGCGCAAGGCAGAAAGCCACTTCCACGAAATCCTTGCGGCGGCGGCAGTAAGCGGTGACAATTACTCGGAGCATTCCGCTATTATTTTCAGCGAAGAGGGATTCCCGATTGACAACAAGTGCTATAAACATGATGCTCAGGCGGTCACAGAAGAGCCAACAGAGGCGTAAACATTTGACTTTGCCATGATGGTTACGGTATCATAAAAATGAGAGTTGCGGATACGGTGGTGGAATAGGTAGACACATCGAGAATCTATGACGTTGGGTGAGACAGTCAATATAAAGGTAGTGGGGGCTGTCATGCAAGGTGCAAATCCTTGCCCGTATCCGCAACTGATTTAAAGATACCATTAAATTAGTCACAAATTAACAGGGGCATCCCTTCGGGGGTGTCCTTTTTCATGCCGGAAGGAGGCGCAGAAATGCACATTGACATCATAGTAACTCTTGCGGTTGCCGTGTTCGGCTCGACAGGCTTCTGGACATGGCTGATGAACAGGAACAAGAAGAAGACGGCAGAAGCACGGCTCATCATGGGACTTGCATACTCCGAGATCATCAAGCGGTCAGAGCATTATATCAAGCGTGGGTATATCGAGTCTGAAGAGTACAACGAATTGAACAAATACCTGTATCAGCCATATAAAGAAATGGGCGGCAACGGCACAGCAGAGAAATTGATGAAGGAAGTGCAACAGCTTCCGACCAGTAAGGAGGATGTGGCATGAAACTAAACGACAAAGTATATGACGTTTTAAAATGGATCGCATTGATTCTGATCCCTGCGGTTGGGGCACTATATTTCGGATTAGCTCGGATTTGGGGATTTCCGTATGGGGAGGAGGTTGTCGGAACACTGACACTGATCGACACCTTCCTCGGAGCGCTTCTGGGAATTTCCACGGCGAAATATAATGAGGAGGCAAACAATGGCAAAAATAGTGATTGATGTCAGCTATGCCCAGCCGAATGTGAACTGGGAATTGGCAAAGAATGATATTGATGGTGCAATTCTGCGCTGCGGCTATGGCTCTGACATGGTCGGCCAGGACGACAACCAGTGGAGCCGAAATATTGCAGAAGTCGAACGGCTCGGCATTCCGTATGGGGTATATCTGTACTCATACGCAGATAATGATTATAAGATCCGGAGCGAGATTGATCACACTCTGCGGCTGATCAAAGGCCATGATCCGAAGCTTGGTGTATTCCTGGATCTGGAAGAAAACGGGAACGGATGGATTGCGGCAAGAGCTGCAGAAGCGTGGTGTAAGGCAATAAACGAATCCGGATACAAAGCCGGTATTTATTGTGGTGCATTTTATTACCGGCAATTTCTTCCTGGCGTGCATGAGCGTGTTAATGCGCTTTGGTGGATTGCAGGTTATGGCAAGAACAGCGGAGTACCGGAAAGATACTACACGCCTAATCCGGGCTTTATCTATGATGCCTGGCAATATACCAGTCGGAAGATTATCAGCGGTATAAATGGCGGTGTGGATTGTTCCGAATGGTATGCAGACTTTGATGCGGGACTTCCGGTAGATTCTTCTATTCATTACCGTGCACATTGCCAGACATATGGATGGATGCCAGCGGTACAGGATGGCGAAGTCGCAGGGACGACTGGTGAAGGGAAGCGGCTGGAAGCATTCAAGATCACGCCGCCGGAAGGCGTAGAGCTGGAAGTTGACGTACATATGCAGGGCATCGGCTGGAAGACATACAAAGGCATCAAGAAAGGTGCAAGCTCCGGCACTGGATCTTCAGACAACGACCCTATCATGGGAACTGTCGGCGAAGGCAGACGCCTGGAAGCGTTCCGAATCCGCTGCATGAAGAATCCGACCGGAAAGAAGTTATACTATCAGGCTCATGTACAAACTTATGGCTGGATGGCACCATGTGCTGAAGGCGAGACAGCCGGCACCACCGGTATAAGCAAGCGTCTTGAAGCAATTCGAATTGGATTTAAATAACAGCCAGTGACGGAGTAGACCGTTGCTGGGGCGGTTCTCCTCCTGTTGGGGCGGTATTCGGGGGTATCCTCGGGTACCGCTTTTTTTGATTCTGTGATATACTCAGCAAGTGAAATGCCGAACAACGTGAAATGAAATGTGAAACGGAAGTCGTCGGATGTAGTAACTGCGCGGAACATGGCGGTTTTTGTCCGGGTTCGAATCCCTCCCGCTGCGCTTTCCCCAGAATCCAGTAATATCAATGGTTCTGGGGATTTTTTCTTGTATTTATGCGGCTTCCCGGGCTTTTTGAGAAGAAAAAACGCGAAACAACTTTCGCCTTTCGGAAATGTTTTTCGTGGCGAACGTGAAACAAATGTGAAACGGAATCAGCGTAAAAAAGAAGCCATGCCGTTCGCTGCCGATTCTGCAGCTTTGTCGTCCTGCATGGACTCAATATAAATTTTTTTCATTACGTGGTCGGTTTTCCATCCGCCCAGCTTCTGAATCTGGGCATCGGACAGCTTCAGAACATTGTGGCAGTAGGACGCGAAGAAGTGCCGGAGATCATGAAAGCGGAAGTGCTGCACATCCTGTTTCTTCAGGAAGCTGATGAAATGATAGGAGAGCTGCTCCGGGGCCAGCTTCGTGACATATCCATGCTCCTGGATCTTCTGCGCTATTGGTTCCGGGATCTGTACATACCGGTCAGAATCATAAGTCTTCGGTGCCTTGACGGTTACCTTTCCGGCAATGTCCACGGCTGAGGCATGGACGTGGAGCGTGTTGCCGTCCAGATCGGACAGCTGCAGGGCACAGATCTCACCGCGACGCAGGCCCATCATTCCCAGTGCGATCGGGATCTCGAGCTCCGTACCGGCAGCGGCCTTCATCACAGCCTGCATCTCGGATTCCGTCGGGATGTGAGTCTCGACTTTCTTTTTCTGCGGATAAGTGACCGGCGGCATATTGTAACCGGCGAACCGGACAGCTGCACTGATAAGGCCCATTCTGTTTTTGATTGTCTTCTGGGACAGGTCGGAGAAGGTCGTCACGATCTTCTGTGCATCAGGACGGCTCATATCCGCGCAAATTTCGCCCAGATTCGCGGCCTTCACTGCGTCGACGATAATCTGGTAGCCTTTAACGGTGTAGGGACTCAGGACGGCCTTTTTGGCGCTCAGGTAACGTTCCAATGCTTCGCCCAGGGTGAGCGGTGCACCGTTTTTCGCTTTCTGCTCATACTCCGCGACCAGCTGCCGGACGGTTGCGCGGTCCGGGCCGGTCACGGATTTCCATATTCGCTTTTTAGATCCTTCCGGTGTGATCTCGACACGAGCGTTATATGATCCGGAAGGGAGACGGCGGATTTTCATATTATCATCCTTGATATGTAATGACTAATTTCGGTTCGATGTCATATCTGTCGGCAGTACTCTGGCCGTTATCATATATTTTCCGCGCACATCCGCCGGATATTGTAAGCGAAAGAGAAGTGATTGCGTTTTTCTTTAATAACTTTTTGATTGCAGGTGCTTCTTCTCGTGCCACATATCCAAACAGTTTTCCACTCACAATAATCATAACGGCATTTTTATCATTCTTATTGGTTGGCTCTGGAACAAGACTAGTATCTGCAGAATAATCACTGTAGTATTTGTATATGCGTCTCCCGGCGTATCCTTTCTTTATCAACTCTGCTGTTGACAATTCGAACAGTGGGTTGCAGCTCAGCACATTCATCTGGTCAATGTCATTGTGCAGAAAACAATAACATTTGACGTTCATTTGTTTTTCTTTCTTTGCGAATAAACCCATCACATACTCCTCTTATGTGAATCCATTTCTATCTGATCAGCACTCTGATCGCTGTCAAGTGCTCCAGTTGTAATGTGGTCCATCTCGTCGAGATAGCTTTTTTGGTTCCTTTCATGCGTCATTCTGGCATTGAGGATGATCGTGTAATAGTCTTCCTGCTCCTTAACCAGTCCGCCAATTGTGGTGGGCAGGTCGCGCAGTATTACATTGTAGTCTCCGTCAATCATTCGCTCCTCCCATGCGGTCAAGCATCTGTCGTACAAGGTCGATGTCTTCCGGCTTTACTTTACGAGAGGCATCGAACAAAACTTTGTACTTTGGGTTTTTGTGGAGAAATTCAGCGAGGTCTCGAGCGTCCTGATCGAGATAGTAGGACTCCGGAACGATAGTTGTTTTGTTGGTGCGGCCCATAAGATAATCAATGTCTACATTAAAAAAGTCCGCGATTGCTTCCAACGCCTCAAGATCAGGCTCGCGCTGACCGAGTTCGTACATGCTTAAACGGCTTCTGGTTGTATTGAGTGCTGCCGCAAGCTGCTCCTGTGTCATTCCTTTGGCAAGCCGCAACTGTTTAAATACGGTTTTAAAATCGCCCATAATGTCCTCCTGATCTCCCCTGTGAACAGTATATCACGAAGCGTGACAAAATAAAATTGTCAAATGTCACGAAACGTGTTGACACATGCCACAGTTCGTGGTATTCTATGATTGCCACGAGATGTGGCGCGGCTGGTAACCGCAATTCAACTTAATATGAGGTATGGTACATATCACCGAACCTGTCATTACCGCCTTTGTCCGCCGCCGGTCGGCAAATAATAACCGGCACAGGAGGATAAAATGAAGAAGCTCACACATAATGATCTGAGAGTAGGAAGTGTTTTAAGAGACCTTAACGGATGCGAACATACCGTTATCCGTTTTGATGGAATATTTACTGTAACGACATACGGAAGAGGCGAAAATTGGCTTGTCGATGAGCATCTGAAGTATGAAACGCTGGTCAAATATTGAAAGGGGGTGAACTAATTGACTGGATACGGCGAAAAGCTGAAAGCACTCAGGGGTGACAAGTCTGCTGATGAAGTGGCAAAAGCCATCAATGTCAGCCGGTCCGCTATCGGCATGTATGAGTCTGAAGAACGTATTCCGCGCGACGACATCAAGATCCGCCTGGCAGAATACTTCGGAACGACCGTACAGGCTATTTTTTTTGAACCTAATGCCACGAATTGAGGCAAGGCGATTTTGGAGGTATTGCACAAATGCCAAGAATCAGACAACCGCACGACACAACACGCCGGATCTTGTTCGGGAAGGGCAAAGCCGCGATCGAGAAAGCGACCGGCATCACGGTCCGGACCCAGCAGAACTGGGAACGCGATCCGACCTCGATGAAAGCTCAGGGCATGGCCAGGATCATAAAGGCGCGTGGGCTGTCGGATGAAGAAATCATGCTGATACTGAAAGATTTAGCAATGTAAAAAAGGGGAGAAAAAAATGAAACACGAGATTAGAAACATTCCGGGAGTAGTAAAAGCAGTGGACATGGGCAACGGCATTTGCGAACTGGTGAAAGAGCCTGATGTACTTTGCATCATGCCTGTACGGAGCAGAAGGAAATTCCGCAAGCTCCTGTCCGTGATCGGGACGGTCGGCACGTTCGTGGGTGCGGCGTTTGCGATTATCTACCTTGCACCTGCGCTCGGCACGATCCTGTTTGCTGTGCTTGCCGGGCTGATGTTTCTGGCAATGCTTTCGGGGGAAGAATGATGGATGAATGGATGGATACCAAATACAGTTGTGACAACTGCGGCGAGGATGGCGAATGGAAATATTACGACATCCAGATGAGGGGATGGAAGCCCCTGTGCTTATGCGAAAACTGCATCAAAGATATGGAGGTTGAAAACGAATGACGCTATACGAACTTCAGCAGGAATACATCGACCTGCTCGAGATCATGGAAGACCCGGACGTTGACCCGGTCACACTGGAAGACACGTTCGAAGCCCTAGGCGGCGAGATCGAAGCGAAAGCCGAAGGATATGGGAAGGTCATCAGACAGCTTGAGTACAACACGGGCGTTCTGAAGGAAGAAATGGACAGGCTGAGCAAGCGGAAGAAAGCAATCGAGAGCAATATCGACCGCATGAAAAAAACTATACAGGCGGCGATGGAGCTGATGGACAAACCGAAGATAGACACCGACCTGTTCACCTTCCGCATCCAGAAGAACCCGGCAAGCGTGGTGATGGATGTGAACTATATCGAGGATGTCCCGGAAGAATACCTGATAGCGCAAGACCCGAAGATTGACCGCAAGAAGATCATGGCAGACATCAAAGCCGGGAAGGATTTGGATGGCATCGCCCACCTGGAGCAAGGCACATCCCTGAGAATAAAATGACCGCTTATGTGAGGACGCACACAAACGGTCGGGAGTAAATGAAACAAACCTGTTTCAAGTCCAGTTTATCACTGGCAGAAAGGAAATGCAATGAGCGAGATGAACATCTTTCAGCGAATGAGCGCAATTACAAACGAAATAAACAAAGTGGCAAAGAACCTGTCTGTCGGCACAGGAAAAAGCGCATACAAGGCTGTAGGCGAAGCTGATGTTCTTGCGGCGGTAAAACCTGCTGAAGAAAAGTATGGCGTGTATTCGTACCCGTATGACCGGGAAATCATCGAGACAGCGATCCTGACCACTACTTCCGAATGGGACGGCAAAGTCACGGAAAAGAAAAACCAGTTCCTGAGGGTGCGGACGGTGTACCGCTTTGTGAACATGGAAAAGCCAGAAGAGTACATCGATATCACCACATACGGGGACGGGATGGACTCACAGGACAAAGCCCCGGGCAAGGCGATGACATACGCTGACAAATATGCCCTGCTGAAAGCATACAAGATCATAACTGGTGATGACCCTGACCAGAAGTACAGCGATGACATGAAGGGTAAAGAACAGAAAACCCCGATGGCATCCGACAAACAGATTTCCCTGCTGAAAAACCTCGGCAACAAAAGCCAGGAGAATAAGCAGTACATCAAGGAACGGGTCAAGTCATGGGAAACATTGACGATGCACGAAGCATCTGAAATTATTGGAGCGTTGAAAAAATGACAGGGACGGCGGCAGAGGTGATAAGGTGGCTGACCACACAAGACCCGACAAAGGTCTGGGATATTAAACGGCACAGCCAGAAACGGAGTCTTTCCCAGAACGCATACTATCATGTGCTGATAGGGAAGATGGCTGATGCACTGCGGATGCCGAAAGCAGAAGTCCACAACCGAATGCTCCGGGCATACGGGCAGGTGCAAGGCATAGACGGCAGGTTGGTGACCGTCACAATCCCGGACACCGAAAAGGCTGAAAAGGAAATTCTGATGGCAGAAACCTATCACCTCAAGCCGACATCGCAGGTGCGGCTCGGCACTAAAGACCAGATTTTTCGGACATATGTACTGCTGAAAGGATCGCACGAACTGACCTCGGAAGAGTTTTCCGTACTCCTTGACGGTACGGTCCGGGAAGCGGAACAGGCAGGGGTCGAGACACTTACCCCGATGGAGTTGGAGGCATTGAAGTATGCAGAGCATCATCAAAGAAAGTAAAAGCTGTTTCTTCTGCGGCAGTGAGCGTGATCTGGAACGGCATCATTGTTTGAAGGGCACGGCGAACAGGAAACTGGCAGAAAAGGACGGCTTGTGGGTATGGCTCTGCCCTGATTGTCACCGAGGAACATGGGGCGTACACGGTTACAAGGGTCACGAACTGGACGTGACCTTGAAGAAAGCGGCTGAGTACGCATGGCTGAAACAAAACGGGAAAACGGTTGAGGACTTTATCAGCCGATATGGAAAAAATTACTTGTAACATACTGGCTCTGACTGAACTGACAACGGAATCAAGTCCGCACTACGGTTTTATGCAACGGTCAGAGCCAGTGGAAGGAGGGTATATGAAACAAACACAGTGTGACATGATTTTAAGCTATATGCAGAGGAATGGAAGCATCACGGATGCACAGGCACGTGACCACATTGGATGCCACAGGCTTGCGGCACGGATCAGTGACCTGAGGGCGAGGGGATACAAGATAGACAGCATCCCGAAGACGATGGTCAACCGCTATGGAAAAAGAGTGACCTTTTCGGAGTACAGATTGGCATGACACAACGGTTTACTATTCACGATCGTCTGCCGGGTATAAACGAGTACACCGCACAGCAACGGGCGAACAAGTACGGCGGCAACCTGATGAAACGGCACGCCCAGAAGGGCATAGAAGCCGAAATAAGGGCGGCAAAGCTGAAGCCGATAAAATACCCGGTAACAATCCTGTACACGTTCTATGAGCCGAATAAGCGGCGAGACAAGGATAATATCGCAGGATTCGCTCACAAAGTTATACAGGATGCTTTGGTCAGCTGTGGAATCCTCAAGGACGATGCGTGGGACTATATCACCGGGTACGAAGACAGGTTCGGGATTGATAAAAAGCATCCGCACATAGATGTGGAATTGAGATGGGGGGAATGAAGAATGATAAAAGTGCTGATAGTAGATGGAGACCTTTTCGATGATAGTTCACCGTCAATTTGTTATCACTTCCCTGACATTGAAACGGCGTTGCCGCATTTGAAGGAAGCCGCAAAACAAGGGTGTTGGGTCTGCGTATCGGAGGAAGAAGATGAAAGATAGTTTCATCCTGTACACAAAATATGGAAAGCAGATACAGGGGCTGACGATGGAACAGCGAGGAGTGCTTTTCACTGCGATCCTGATGCACGAATCTGGCGAACCGCTCCCGGAGATGGATGCGTGTACAGAAATGGCTTATTCGTTCATTTGTGTTGATTTGGATGAAAATAGACAAAAGTATGAGGACAAGTGTGAACAGAATAAGCTGAATGGGTCAAAGGGAGGTAGACCTAGGAAAACCGAAGAGAGCCAAATGGTTACGGAAAAAACCGAAAAAACCGAACGGTTTTCTAAAAAGCGACCGCAAGCGAAAAAAGCCGATAATGATAATGAATATGATAATGATAATGATTTAAAAGAAAAAGATACCCTAAAGGGTATCAAAAAAGAAAAGCCGGGCGAACCCGACTCGCCGCCATTGATGGTAGCGGTCAGACAGATAGTTGACCATCTGAACGAAAAAGCCGGGACGAAGTACATGGCATCGAGCAGGGCAACGGTGGAGTTGATAAAGGCAAGGCTAAATGAACGGTGGACGGTTGAAGACCACATCAAAGTAATTGACAACATGACAGCCGCATGGAAGGGAGACCCGAAGATGGAAGAGTACCTCAGACCATCAACGTTGTTTGCCCGGGCACATTTTGAGGAATACCTAAACAGGAAACCGACCGCCAGGACGGGGTCAAACAGGTTTCAAAACTTCCCTGCCCGGCAGGATCAACAGCACAAAGATATGGTTGCACAGATTATAGCAATGAATGCAGGAGGTAGGACATGAGCATACGTGAGGAAATTCTTATGCAGATTCGGCGTTATGAAAACTGCGTGCGTGGTCTGGACGGGAGTATTGCGGAAGAACCCGATGAGAGGGACAAAGAGCAGCTGATGGCACGGCGGTGGACATATGTGCAGGAAATGATACCGACATTAAAACGGTTGTTGGAATTGTGCCCGGCGAATAAGACGGCGACGATCATCATGAAGTTTGATAATCAGCCACAAGAGGAATATCCGTTCGGGACGTTTGATTTCAACACGCCGCTTGAGCGCAGATATGTGAATGAACAGGCAATGCAGTTACGGTATGAACGACATTGTGAAACGGAGGTGAGAGTAAACGAATGAGCATAGGAGACACAATACCATGCACCTGTCTGGTCGATGCTTTCCAGAAGATGGATGAACTCATACGGCAGGGATACCAATTGGAATTTGAGTACAGTAGACGGAAAGCAGTGATCACGATCAGAGGTGTACCAGACAACGCAGACAACTAAGCCACCAAAACCGCCGCATAAACTATAGACACTCCATACAAAGAAAGGAAAACCAGAGGTAATTAACATACTCCCAAACTTATCCATTATGCCCTGAGCGGCGGCAGGGCAGTTAGGAAGGAAGAGACCGATGAAAGCAAGATTAGTTACTTATAAGGGCAAAACCCAGACCGTAAAGGAATGGGCAGAAGAAACAGGGATGTCAGCGGACTTAATCACTGCCAGGCTCGGAAAAGGATGGACGGCAGAAGAAACATTTACCCGACCAATTCAGATGCACACATATGTTAAATACCTGTACAAGGGCGAATATTACACAGCGACGGCACTCGCCCGGATACATGGCGGTATTGCCGCATCTACCATGCAACAGCGGTTAGAGCATATGACCGTAGAAGAGGCAATGGCACTGCCGAACACCAGACCCAAACGGAAACAGCGCATCACGGAAGAGCGGCAGAAGGAAATTTTTATGCCGAAACCGAAAAAGATTGATTATACGCAGTGCCGCACTTGCCAGTACCGCTCGACCATTTCAAGTGGGGGATACCCAAATAACATTATGTGCGGTTATGCGCTAGTTAATGACAGATGCCGCTCGTTGATATCACCTCCGTCACCAAACTGCAAGGTATATGTAAAAGGTCCGTCACTGGTCAGGGCGGCGGCGTTGAAGAAAGCACGGAGAGGAGCATGGGGATGAGTAACGCAGAAGCAATTGTACGGCTCACAGAGATAGGTAAACGGATAGACCCGGACGGTAATGACTATATTGCGCTGGAGATGGCTATAACGGCGTTGTGGGCGCAGGAAAGGCAGGAAGACGATGGGAAGTAGTAACGAAATGGAACAAGTTGACCTGATCGACA